TTAATATTAGGTGGAATTGCAGGAGCAACATCTTTATACCATTTATTAGTTCCAGGTAGATCTTCTGAACTAACTGTAAAGAAATCATAATATGTAGGTATAGAAAGCATGGTACTAAAAGCCATTTCATTCTTAGATGCTTCACCAGTATTAACAGGAATTAAAGAGTTTTGAGAATGTGTTGATAACATATGAGTCAAATTATTATCATTTGAAGTAGCCATTTTAGGCAATGCTTTTTGTTTAAAACAACCAGCATCAGTATTCATTTGAAAAGAAAATGAACCATCATCAATACGAGCTAATATATTTTCAATTTGATTCTTTGCATTTGCAAGTTTTTCACGATTAGGCTTATGATTTAGTTGATTCAAAGAATCAGTAACTAAAGGCATTTGACTAAATACAGCAGGAGTTTCAGCAGTTGGGAATTCAAGATCAACATCAGTAAATCTAGCATACACACTAACTGAAACTTTACCACCAGTGGCAACATCAAACAAAGGACTATAAATTGAAATATAAAAATCTCCAATAGTTCCAGCACCTGTAATAAGATTGTAAAATACAAAAGGTGACATATAAGGAACTTTAAGAGATGCACGAGTAGTATCCATAAGATCAAGATTAACTCTAGGAGAACCTGTTCTTGAAACTAAACCTTCAAGGTTAGCATCGTGCATAGCTGCTTTGGCTAAATTATATTTGGCATTTGGTAAATAACTAATAAGTAAATTACCTTGTTGAAACTTTTGATTATTAACTAGTACAATTAATTCTACACCAGCTCTAAGACCATAAAAATTTGTAATTTTTTCTTTAATAGGAATTTGAGATAGTAGAGTATCAGGAAAACGATATGTTTTTATAACTTCTCCTCTTTGTTGTAGTAGGGTCCAATCAAAATTTTCTATAAGATACAATCTATTAAGGAAATCTGGAATTCTATGAGTTTTATTTTCAGCAGTAGTTTCCTTAATTAGAGTTGGATCAGTGAACGTATTATTATCAGGGGCAAAAGCCACATCATTTGATCCTTCATCTTGAAGGGTAAGAATTTGCATCTTTTCTTCGTTCTGAGAAAAGACTTCTTGATTTGTTGGGTCATTATTTAAACTAGCAAGTCAATTTCTTAGACCAAATGACGACTTAATCATAATGGTCGCACCTAGTTTTCCTGGATTTTAAAGGGCTGCTTAAGGACATCCTGGAAAGTAACGTTAAATAACACGCCTAATATTTAAATAGCAGTGGTTGAAAATTTTAGACTAGGGATTTTCCTTTTCAACCAAGATCACATTTAAACTAATAACCTATGTTTAATGCGAAGGTCACGCATAGTTTCGGTAGGAAGTCCAGAATTATTAATATCAAGATAATTATCCATTAATTTATTTCTAATATGATGAATATATTTATCTTTAAAATTATCTGTAACTAAATGAACAATTTTATGAGTAAAATCAACAAATATATATCCTTCATCCCTACCTGTGCATCTTCTGATAGATTTTCTTGACATTTTCTTATCATTAATTAATTTCTTAGTGAAATCATTATGAGAAAATTTAGTGTCAACAATATGTAATTCATATACA